ATGCCCGGGCCCTTGGGCGACACCGTGACTAGCTCGCATTCATGTATCCAATCTGGAAAGAATGTGCCTTGCGTTTCAATGGCGATCTTCATATCAGCTTCCTGCAGCTTCTTTACGAGATCCGTTAGATTCCATATTGCAGGGTTTCCTCCTGATAGAGTAACCCAAGGAGTTTTATTAACGTTCATCTCGATCATCTTGTTGGCAATTTCTACTGCCGTTAGATATGTCGCATTCTTTTTAACTTCCGATGCAAGCACAGCGTGCTTACTGTCACACATGCGGCAGGCGTAATCGCAAGTACCAAGACGTATGAACATCGTCTGGTGCCCGCACATCGATCCTTCGCCTTGCACAGTAGGACCAAAGGCTTCTATAAGAGGTATTTTACGATCTGGTCTTGCTGTCATATTTATTTCCCTTCTTTGTGTTACATTTAAAATGTGCAAGTTGTACGTTGTTCCATACGTGAGTACCTCCCTTACTAATCGGCTTAATATGATCTATAGAACGATCTTCCAACGCAACTAATTCTCTGCAGATGCCACACATTTCTTTGTCTCTTTCATAGAGCATACTGATTGTTATATCCTTATCTATTTCGCCGTTTTTAATTGCTCTTCTTGCATGGTTTTGTTTAGCTCTAGAGTCCTTAACTTTTAGAGGATTATTCTTTCTCCATAGTTTGTGGCGCTCATTATCTTGTACTATATTATTTTCGCGATATTCTTTTTGATACTTGCTTATCTTTTCTGCATTTTGCTTAGCATATTCGCCAGTTACTTCAATCCGTTTTTCACGTGTACGCGCGTAGTATTTTTTGAAGGCTATTTTTGCGCATTGTTTGCAGTAAGGAGTAACCCCGTCTTTAGTATGTTTGTGTTTATAAAACGCCATAGTTGCTTTTTCTTGTTCACACCTACAACAAACTTTATTCTTCATAGGTTGCTTGGCAATTTGGAGTTTCGCCTACGTTGATGTTTTTCAGAGTTGCTTGTCCTTCAGTTCTCACCTTAACTCTTGGTGCTAATCTTTGAAACCAATGTCTAGCAAGATTCTCAGCTGTGGGTACAAAAGGTACAAGATAAAGTTTTCCAAAAATCTCATTGCCGATTATTAGATGCGATCCGTTCTGCTGAATAGCCTGGAAAGCAATATGATAGACTTTATCGGGAATAGACATCTTTACGATAGGATCGTCGAGCCAGAGAATTGTTCCATGATCGCAAGGAGCATCGATCTCGTTCATCATCTCTTCTTTTAGGAAGCCAAAATCAAGTACCATGCCCTGTTGTTCGCCGGATGCAAAAAGCGGGCCCGAACAAGTTGCCTTGATCGTGTAACGATGACCATGTATATTCTTGCACTTACTCCCATGGTAGGTAACTCGATGTCCTGCATCAATTCCAATCTCCCGAGTAATTAGATGTTTATTTTCCATAATCTTGCCCCCTAATGATATCAAAGAACTCTTGCTTAGCAGCCGGATTTCTTGCGAAGATTCCCCGTACAACTGAATTAGTCATCGTAGTCTCATTATCTCTGACGCCTCTCCAGCACATACATAGGTGTGTTGCCTTCAATACTACAGCTACACCAATTGGCTCGAGAGCACGTTCAAGCATATCAGCAACCTGTATTACGGCCTCTTCTTGAATTTGCGGCCGAGATAATACCCAGTCAATAGCGCGATTAAACTTGGAAAGGCCGATAACTTTAGTACCTGGAATAACTCCAATCCAGCAATCGCCGATGATAGGTACAAAATGGTGAGAGCACATAGAGCGAACTGCAATGGGTCCGACAGTGTAAATCTCATCAAGCTTCTTAGCATTCGGAAAAGTAGTGATTTCAGGCGGTGCATGATATCTTCCTTTCATGACCTCATTGATGTACATCTTAGCCATACGCTTAGCTGTCTCCTTGGTATTATGATCGTTATCAACATCGATCACAAGCGTCTTGAGCAGCTGTAGGCAAACTGCTTCGACTTCACGTTGCAGCTTTTCATGTTCGCCGGGCTTGATATATTGGTAGAGAGTATCGTTTGCGTGATAAGGCTTCTCGGCTTCAATAAGACGATTCCGAATCAAGTCGCACACTTTAGAAGATCCCTGCGTATACGGCTTAGAATCCTTATGTGTCTTATTGGAGAAGACTTCCTCAATTTGTGCCGGACTCTTTCCAAATCCTGTACCACAGCATTCGTCAGTGTCTGGAAAAGGCAGTGCTAATTGTGCTTTGAGCTCTTCACTCATAGGAGGTGTTGCATCTGGTTTGGACATGATTACTCCGCGTATACAGTTGGATCAATTATTCCGGCTTGCTGAAAGGCGATTTTACGTGCACGACACGTTGGGCAAGTTCCGCAGTGGTGTTCCTCACCGGCATAGCAAGACCAAGTAAGACTAAAGTCGAGGCCAAGTTTCGTCCCGAGCGAAACAATTTCTGATTTGAGCATCCACTGAAGGGGTGTAATGAGGCGTGTCTTTTGATAAGTGCCAATAAAAATGGCATTTGCCATTGCCCCATTGAATTCAGGAGTGCAGTCGGGATAAGCCCAGTTCTTGGCATCTTCAGAATGCGCCCCATAATATAATAGATCGAAGCCTTCATGCTGTGCGATCGATGCAGCATTTGATAGCATGAGTCCGTTCCGAAAAGGAACATAAGTAGGCGAAATTCCTGTAATCTCGTCATAGCTGATATTCGGGATTTCAATCGTTTCATCTGTGAGCATTACTCCCTTGATTGGAGGCAGTACAACTACTTGACGCTCGACGTTGAGCTGGTTGCACAGAGCATCTGCATAATCCATTTCTTTCTTATGTCGTTGTCCGTAGTTAATTGAAATTGATTTGCAGTTCGGGGCACCGTATTCTGCAACGGCTGATGCAAGGCAAACTGAACTATCTAAGCCTCCGCTGTGTAGCACTAACACTCTTGTCATAGCAACTCCTATATGTCTGATTATTCGTCGGAAGAGGTAGCTGGGGGAATTTCACCCCCAGCGCTCTCAACACTGCTAGCATTACCCTCGTTTAGGAAACGTTTGATTTCGTCACTGTAAACACGAATGACTCCACCTACACGAATTCCTTTGATCTCGCCTCGATTGTACATGCGATGCGCAGTTGGATAGGTAACGTCTATCATCTGAGCAAACTTGTTCAACGAGACAAAGCCTCGCGAGAGCAGTGCAGCAATATTATTTTCAGCCTTCGGCAAATTCGTCTCCACCGCCAGCTGGAAGGATTGCTTTGACACGGTTAGTGTCTTCGCCTTCCCATTTTTCGATAGTTACACGTGCACGACCACGTGCGCCGATGAACTGATCAACGACTTCCTCAGGATTAAATGGACCCTCAAGAAGAGAAGACAGGCCTAGGCGAGCAATAGTACGCTTAGCCATCGGCATCGCTTTCGGACTGAACACAACGTGCGTGAACAGCTTGCGGCCTTTATAGGAGCCTTCTTCAATCTCCAGCGTCAGGGAAATCATAGGATTACCCCCGCTCTGGCTGATTTTGTATTCGGCGTTTTCGACTACGAAGGGATAAACGGCTTTTGGAAGTACGTCAAAGCCAACATCTTCTTGAACGTTTGTCAGATCGATAGTCATCGAGCCTTCCGCGTTCTCAAACATGCCGCTCTCTTCGTTTGTTTTTGGATTAGCCATAGTTATAGTTCCTTTCTACAGTTGTTACTTTTTCGAGTTGCTTGTTTCGAGCAATCCTACTTCCGTAAGAATGCTCTTCATTGTCGGATTATCAAAGTGCGCTCCCTTGAAGCTGGAGAACCTATTTTTAGCTGCGTAGCGTCCAATAGGTGTCACAAACATACGGCGAGGAATCGTAGTATCTTTTCCTGTAGCCTCTGCTTGCCCAAGTACAAGGTAGCCGACAATATCCATGAATCCTTGTACCGCACCAGAAAGTTTCCCAGTGAGGTTAGGACCAAATATCATTTTCTTTTGCTCGTCTTGGTTATATTGACGAGCGCAAGTGATGATAACATGAATTGGGAGATCACGATAAGCGCGGATTAGGCGCTGTATCATGTGAAATTGTTTCTTGTATTCCGCCCACTCAGCTGACTGGGTTTCATCTTGCAGACCTGTTTTATCATTGATCCCGAGAAGCTGGTTCATACAATAAACCTCAACCTCAGTCAATGAGTCAATAATCACTGTGCGATACCGCTTAACATCTTCGTCGGCGATTGACTCAACCTCAACGCCCGTTAGTCGCGCCTGGAGTGCTTTGAGTTCCGGAATCTTTGCAGGATTATCACGATAGTCGCAATGTACCTTTAAGAAGTCATAAACGTTTGCAACCTGTGTGAACGATGATACTGTGACGCTATCGATCTTTTCAAACCCATGCTTATCGCTAGTGTCGAGAGTGAGATCCCCGGATTCCGCGTTGAGCAAGAGAACATCGCCCATACTTGGAACTTCTGCAGCTGTTCCTGCAAGAAATGTCTTACCGACACCATAATCGCCATAGAACATGATTTTAAGGAATTTTTCCTCTTTACGATCCGCACGCGTTTTAATAACGAATGGTGGGGCTGCTTTAGGAACTGCAACTGCTTGCGCTTTTGCAGCTGGTTTAGGTGTTTGTACATTCATACGTATTTTCTCCATGCTTCTGCGTTGTTTCGTTTCATTGTACTCAGATTCAGTTCTTCTTTCCAGTTATCGCCGCAGTCCATTAAGACGCACGGATTTAAGAATGGACAATCCCAAGCACAATCTCTTGTCGCATTCGTATAAATTGGTAATTCCGGATTAAGCATCTCAATAGTCTCTTGTAAGATGCGTGATCCTTCGGATTCTAATTGTTGTTGGCTACGAAAAACATAGTCACGTCTGATTACCGAATCTTCTTCTGGCCCTTCTTTAGCCGCTAGCGCATTTAGGAAATCAATGTTTGGCTGTGGCGACTTCATGATCTCACCGTAAAGATTCACTAATGCCTTCTTATATAGTGCGTGCGTAGTAATCATGTTCTTAGCCGTACTTATCTTTCCAGACTTAAGAATCTCGGGCTCATGAGGTAGATCTTTTTTGTATTGCTGATAAATGAATCCGGTAATTGGTTTGTCGAAGAGAACGCTTCCAGCCCAGCAATATGAAGTTACTTGCGGATCAGTTTCAAAGTGCATTAATGCGAACGCACGAGCAGTTTTATGATCCAGGATCCAAATACGTTCTTTGTCATCAATGACCATACGATCGATTGTCCCCTGATATACGGCGACATCGTATCCAGCCTTATCAAGTATGTCTTGGGGTATTGGTAAAGGAATTTCAAATCGGACTTCAACTTGCGGTACGCCATCAATCCAAAGAGTTTTGAATGTTTCTCTGTTTTTAAGCCATTCCATGTAATAGTCAAGCATCCCAGTGAACAAAGCAGTGAGCTCTTCAAAATCTGCAGGAACCCCTTGTCCAACGGCTGTTCTTGTTGCACGAACATAAGCACGAAACGCTTCAGACGGATGCCCATACTTGTTATATCCATGGTAATCCTCCAATGCGTAGTGAAAGCCAGTTCCGCCCCAAAGCGGCCCACGAGCCTGATCTTCCTGCAAATTGTCGCCCATCGAATTAGACCATTTCCACTTACGACGACATCTTTTGAATGTCGATCTATCGGAAGTACGTATTCTGGCAATGCGGGGTTCAGACATGAATGCCTCTATCAAATTATTAAATATTATCCCAAAATTTTAAAGGAAACTCAAGAGGGTTTCTTTAAAATCATTTGGTCGCTAAGAGTATTTCTTTAAGTGCTTGGGGGGAGTGGAACATTGGCTTGGTATTACGGACCTTTTCATTCAGGATATCGAAAAGCTCCATCTCGGTAGTTTTCTGGTGTTGGAAATAGAACATGTCAACATCATGTTTCAGGGTACGCCGGTGTATTCGGTCTTCCGCTTGATAGTTAGCCTCTGGATCATAATCGGGTCCAATGAAATATCCCGCTTGGGCGGGCACGAGATCGAACGACTCTGCGAAGGGTATTGACAGCATTACTACCAACTTACCTGGCTTCTCAAAGGTATCGATTACTTTGCCAATCTCTTCCGGCTCCATTCCTCCACGAAGCTGCAAGACAACAAAGCCTTTGCTCTCGATATAATCCCTAAAGAATGGGAACGCTGCAGGAAATGAAGTGAACATAACCGCTTTATCTAGCTCTTCATCGTCCATATGTTCCATCATAGCTTCGATAGCCCCGCCTACATCGAACTCAGGACCCCAGAGCTTGGGACAGGTTAGTAGCTGGCGTAGCCTTAGGATCGATGTTAGTACGGTTGATGCAACCATATAACCTGAATCGACTTCGGCGATCATATCTTCACACATCTTCCGATATAGCTTCGCTTGTTGTCCAGTCATCTCAATAGGAACAATACTGCGCCGTTTCTTCGGCATATTTGGATTTACTTCCATCTTTAGTCGTCTAATCAAAACTTCACCTGTTACTCTTCTGAACTCTTCCATATTTTGTACGCCGATAATCTCTTGTCCAAACCCATTATTATCTATGACACAAAAGTGGTTAATATACTGCCAGTAGCTAGGAAACATATCAGGCTTAACCAAATTAAACAATGTCCAAGTATCTTGAGGACCTCTCTTAGCCGGAGAACCAGTTACAGGCACTACAATAGGGGGTCTCGCTTTTAGGACAATCTGTTTAGCCGCTTTATAGGTTTGTGTCTTCTTGTTCTTCATCTTTTGGGCTTCGTCACAATACATAGCGTCCCATTTCATCGCCGTGATAACATCCACATCTGATTTCATTACCCCGTAAGTGACAATGGCAATCCCTTGATCGAAGTTATTCCAAGCGCGTTTTCTCTGTGCCGGAGTTCCTCTTATGAAGACGGCTGTCTTTGCGAGATTAGGATAATACTTTTGTAGTTCTTTCATCCAAGTATAGGTAGAGTTCTTGCTTCCCGAAATCAGTGTGCGTGGTGGTTGCCAAATAGCATGAGCTTTCAAGACTTGGATTGTCTTCCCAATTCCCATTTGGTCCGCTAGGATCGCTTTCTTTCTAGGAACTAAAAAGTCGATCCCTTTCTGTTGCCAAGGATCGAGCACGAAGTCGTCTGGCGGGCGAAAGTGGTAGAGGTTGCTTTCCGTTTCAACGATTGTCATTGCGTGCCTTTTTCGGTAAGTCAAGTTTCATTTCACATGAGTAACCTGAAGGAGATAATGTTACATAACGAGCATAGTCAATATACGATTGCCATTCGCTATCTGGGACTGTTCCAGATTTCTCTGAACGACGACACTTCGCAGCTAATGGACAGAGCTCGTGCGCACACATTGTTATATCAGGCATCATAATACTCCAGTTTATATTTCAGTACATACTTTGCCATGATTTCAAGTTCCTTAACAAAACGTTTGCTAATATCTTTCCTACCAGTAAGCTCGTGGAAAATGTGACGGATTGCTTCCTTAAGATATTGCTCAGTATAGAAGGAACTAAATGCGTAGCTTCGATATGGCTTTAACTTTGCATCCTTGGGCATTGTATGGTTCCAGATCATGCGTAGCGTATAGAATAGATGTCTAGTTTCCATCCTGGAAACATCTATATGCTGACCATCTCTTGTACGCCATGCAAATCTTCTTGCAGGAATGCTTTTATCGTTCTGAAGCGCAAGCATCTAGTTCTCCTTAAATTCGTGTCCCATTCCCCCAGCGTCCCGAAGGCGATACTTGTTAATTCAAGTCGAGTGGTGCGCCGGATAGGGGCCAGCGTCCCGGGATCAACTTTAGAATGGCAACTGTTTACGATTCCAAGTAACTTCGATAATGTCATCGCGTGCCTGACCGACAAGAATCTCGATCTCGTGCATGACATACCCTAGCTGCGATACTCCACTATTGCGATGATCTGATGTAGCTTTTAGTGTGCTGCTAATTGCACTAAGACGAACAGATGCATCAGTGAGCTTTTCTAATGCCCTTTCGAGCTTCTGCAATTTCGTTAGCGATTTAGGTCTTTTCTTTTTCATTAGTATTCTTCCATTTCTAAAGTGACATTAGCTACAAGTTCTACGTGATGGTAGTATAGATTGGTATAGTGGGGAGTAAGATGTCCAAGCATAATCTTTGCATTTTCTTCTGTTTTTACTAAACAGATGCTTTCCCAATCGCCTTCGTCACCTTGACGTATCTCGAAGAATTCAATACAATCACTCATTTGCCCATAAACTCCAAACATGATTCCGCTACATCAACGTAGCCTATAATGTCCTTCAAGCTATCCCTATGATTAGGAGTAGTTTTTAAACGACACTCTTTAACGAGTCGCATTGCTTGTGCGACATCTACTGGGGAGAATGTAGCATCGACAGCTAGTTTCTTTTCGAAGATAACCGTCCATAAGATAGCAATATCGTTTAGGTTATCATGAGGATGTCCATAAACGCGAGAACGCTCCTCAACAGTTTCCGCTATTTGATCAACCAACCTTTTCTCTGTCATCTTTCTTCTCCTTTGCTTTCCACTTACCTTCGGCAATAAGTTGGTTTCGTAGTTGCTGGTATGTAATTCCTAGCTCTTCGGCATAGGCCGCCGCTGGTAGTCGTTCTCCTGTTTTAGGGTGCTTAACGTATACCGTTCCTTTTTTGTTACGCGCCTGTTCAAGATCAGTTGCCCATCGGCAGTTGTATTTTGCATATGGACCGTGAGCGTCAATACGATCGAGGGACTGCCCTTTGGGAACTTCTCCCATATCTTCAAAGAAGTTATCGAACGATTCTTGCCACCTAAGCTCCATAGTAATGCCTTTAGCTCCATATCCTTTGTAAGATGGATGTTCAGGATTGTGGCATCTAGATTTAGCATCCCACCAAGCATGGTATTCTTTTTTGTAAATCTTTGCAAGACCGCCGCGTAAACATCCGCAATGCGTTTTGGGATTGCTCTTGTCGATAAGTCGATTGTGTCCAACTTTAATTTCCTCCCCACATCCCTCAGCAGTACATTCACAGAGCCATTTAGCTCGTCCTTTTACGTAGAGCCTCTTGATCACCAATAAGTAGCCTATCTTGATCCCTTTTAAGTTTGTTAATCCGCCTTTTAACTTCTTGTTGTTCGATATAGTCATCTTGACACTCGCTATGATAGACTGTCCATTTTCCACTGTTTTTCTTAAAGCCTGGTTTTCGTCTGATTCCATCCCCTGCATAAACTATCCTCTTACAAAAGCAACAAACTCCGGGAAACTTATTTCTCATCGGGCTCAATCACTTCACGCACATGCATCGAGCTACTATCATAATGTTTGCCCATATTCTTTAATCGCTCCTTTATTTGTTCGCATGCATCTTCCATAGTCTCTGCCTTAACGTGAGAAGAGCAATTAATAGTTTGGGTATAAACGACCTGAAACAGTTTCATGAAATATCCTCTTTATCCCGGATACCCTTATAGATAGGAAATCGTGGTTGATCGTATCCTCCATAAGTCATATGTTTGAACTTTAGGGTTTTACCGAGGTATTCGGCTTGATTGTCCCAAATTTTTTGACGCTCTGCATCATTTAATCCTGATCCAACGGTAAACTCATCATGGAAAAGATCACACAGAACTCTAAATGCCCCAAGAGTGCCTTCTGGCATCATATTTTCTTTGTGCGAAGAACGTTCTGCATTACCAAGAAGGTCTCTTGTTTGTTCGTTGCAGTTTTTCATGCGCTCAACGAAACCTATGATGGTTGCTTCATCTTCACGGAACTGTTTTACTTTAAGGAGCGTTCCTTCCTTTAATGTGGATCGTCCGTATTTATAGGGGCCGTCTAAGCTTCGAATCATTACCCCCTCATATCCTTGGTGTAAGCACAGTGCTTCAAAGGCTCCGAGCTCCTCAGAGTCAGGGATTTCAGTATGTTCGACAAGCTTTATGTGCGGACAATTAAGCCCTAATACGCGTTCTTTAAGCTCTTCATACCTTACTTCAAATGGCACGTGAGGATCGGTAACATCATCGAAAACCCAAAAGACGAAATCAGACTCACCCTCTTCTGCCATTACTCCGCTAGTCGTTGCTCTAAACGCCATTGGATCGCTTGGATTGCCTACCAGTATTTCGCCGTCTAATCCTTCAAAATCTGGATCAGCGAGAATTGATTGCACAAACTTATTGCGAACCGGTTTGAGGCTGCGTGTAACGGGGATTCCGTCGAGGATGAGGACTCTGATTCCGTCAAGCTTTGGTGATCCTAGAACTGGATAGATGATCTTGTCAAAGTCTTCGGTTTCAAGGGTTGCTGCGAGAAGCGGTTTAAATTGGCTCATTTGTACGTTTCCTATTTGTGGAGAAGGGCAGAGAACTGCTTCATTCTCTACCCAGACCACCATGACAAGCGGTTAGTTTGCGATTCCGGTAACATCGATTCCTAGAAACTATATAGTATCTTTGTATTGATATGTTTTGGAATCTCTGTTTAAAATTGTGTTACCGGTTAGACTTCTATTACACGATGTGTGCAATCCAAGGCATTCAGCATTGATTTAACTGTCTTTAGTTGATCCGTTGGAGTTTTAACGAAGATAAATACATTGCTTCCGCTATGTTCTTTTGGTGATCTGATATGCTCGCGCACTTTATAAGCACGCTTCACACGCGCTTTTTTGCCGCGGTTTTTCTTGAGCCGCATATCGGTATTCCAGTTCATTACGCGCCCTTTGTTTCTGATCTTTTTTCTTATGATACCATCATCGGTAACGACTTTCAGTGCTGTCTTCATTTTAGACTCCTATCTATTGTTAAATGATTGCACACCATGCTGCAATCTAAATAAAGTATATAATAAAGGTCCTAAGGTCATCAAGAGTTAAAATTGGGTCTTCTTAGCGTCTTTAGCTGCATTAATCATACGAGATATTTCTGGGGCCATACGACGAGGGCGTCCTCTTGGAACAAATCCAGAATCTTCGAATACATATATGGGGGGCTTTCCAGCAAGTACGTTACAAAATTCTTCGGCCCACATCTCTGTAGCCATTTGATGCTCAGCAGTAACAAGCTTTCCATCAACACTGATTGCTACTGTTTGTAGTAGGGCGCCCGCTTGCTTCAGTCGTTGTCTACTACGCACAAGAGGATAAAACGAAACTCGCTTCCCTTTAGCTATAGGGGCAACAGTAGGCGCTGAACAACAAATAGCAGCCACAGGCTTATCTGAGGCTCCAAAGTGTTTTACAATAGATTGCACATGGTCATTTGTCCAATAGGCTTCTGTGTCATCCATATTACCAGATACAATCATTAGTGCATCAAAGTCGAACATATCTATTGCTTGTACTTGGTTGATTGTGCGTTCAATTGTGTTAGGGCGTAATGTGAGCTCGTCCATAATAGTTGTGCTAGTAGACACTACTTCAAACGTGTGTCCTTGTTTTTGCATTACGCCTAAAGCCGTCCACAATTCGTGACCATTATAGCGTCGAGCGCAAATTACTAATACACGGCTCACTTTGTAACGCGTCCTTTTTCTTGTGTATAGCGTGTAGCTACTTCTGCTGCATTAAGAGGAGTTGCTGGAGTATCAGCTTCTAAGCCTAAACGACCATCGGTCGCCTTAGCATTCTTAGTACGCCAATCTGGAACTTCATTGCCTTCATTATCAAGATCCAAGCGCATGAAAAAGATTTCGCCGCCTGAACTAAATATTTTAATGGGCAAGTCGTGATTCTTAATGTAAGAACCCATCATAGAATAGAGTGCTTGAAAAGATGATTGAATGCCTGTACGATCAAGCTGTACACAAACTTTGCCAGTTTCCAAAAAGGACTTCAGAATAGGATATGAAACTCTTCCGCGCCGCCCTTCACGCGTAGTTGGAATATTTGCTGGATCAACATCGATAAACTTTACCATTTTAATCTCCTTTAACTGTTTTCACATTTTATACTTTATTATACTTTATAAAGTTTAAAATATCAAGAGGCAAAATTAGGTCTTATAGTGGGCTTTCATGTTTGATGGTCTTCTCAAGGGTTTTAATCTCGTCATCAATATAGAAGCGTGCCTTCTTTAAGTCTTCTAGCCACTTTGATTCATCTTTTTTGCCTGCACGTAAAACGTATTTTATTACGTTGCCTAAATTAAATCCAAGATCCCAAGCTTTAATTACGTCGAGGGCCTGAATGTGCATATGCGTAGTTGGTTTATTAATTCCCCCATCGCTTTCATCTTGCGGTACACGAATTGCGTTGGGGCTGTAATAGTGTTTCGGGGCTGTTACGTTATCAAATCCCATTTTCTTTTCCTTTCAGTGCTAACATACGAATATTTGCGTAATGTACAACATATTCAGCACGTGCTAATAATTCAGCGGCATTTTCTGCTGTTGTGCATTCATCGATCTCTTTGCAAGCTAGTTGTACTATAGGGCATTGTGTTGTATCAGTTCCCGCCATATTATTCTCCTGTGCATTTTTTCCAGTTGAAGATTAAAAAATAGATCCCATGTCTTATTGCGTCTCTAGCATGCTTCTGTCCTTTAGCCCAAAGACTCCAGGTACGCAATTTATCATCAGTGCAGAACTGTTTTGCCACAGACGCCATCTGATTATGAAACTTTATGCCTTTTTGTAGGCAGAGAACTTTAATACACCCGATGAATTGGGAGGTATGTAAATCGGAATTAGCATGATCTTCTGTTTTGTGTTGATAGACCCTATAGGCTTCATACACAACGAAGTCAGGCCGGTGCTTCAAGAGAAGGTTCTCAAGCGCTTGTAGTCCTATTTCAATTGTCTTGGTGTTTAGCTGTCCGGCTTCTTTTAATTGATCGCCGTGGAAAATTGCATACCCAGTTGTTTGTCCTGGGTCCAGCGCTACCAATACTCCTTCAAACGGTTTTTTATTTTGCTGGGCAATTAAGGTTTGAAGGACTATTTGAGTTTGCATGTTCTATGATTCAGCCAATTAAAGAATCGACGCACATAATATCCCCGTATAAAGCTAACCACAGTGAAGAACACGAGTAGGATCATATTCTCTTTGTGCGTTACTGGGATACCAAGAAGGGGAAAAATAAAGACCTGAGATACATACGCGACGACAATTCCGATTATGACACTAAAAAATTGTTCGTTAAAGGATTGTTTCTTTGTTTGCATTGCTCAGGCCTTTATTCACAAAAGAAGAGCGGGAGAGTTTTCACCCTCCCGCTTCTTGTAGTTAAGCAGCAGCAGCAGCTTCTTCAGCTTTGCCGGCGCCTTTGGTGGCTGCAAACACGATCTGGTAAGCAACTTCGTGGCCATACTTCTCAGCGAGAACCTTTTTGATTTCGCCGCGCTTCAGGCCCGTACCGTTGTTCCAGAGGTCTTTAATCACATCAACACGTGCAAACAATTTGCCCGTCTTGGTTTCGGTGATCATAACTTTGCGACCTTTTGCATCGCCCTTTGGAGCAGCGCCTTCAACTTTTTCTTTCTTAGCCATAGTGATATCTCCTTCTTCAACACACGAGCGATACACCTCGCATCACTCTATTTCTAATCTTACAGCAATCTAAACGAAAAATCACGATAATTCTTGAGGTCGCCTCGATTTATTTTATTGACAACACTTTAAATCTCCGGTTAGTATTCCTTCCAGGCTCCATTAAGACCTCAACCTTACATATTTGCAGCAACTTAGAGGTGTTATTTTTTAAGTAACCATCCATTTGGTTAGACTGTTGCATCATCGGATGGTTACAGTGTTGTTCATGCATCTGTGCCCAATCACACAGCATTTGTACGTTACTGTCTATTTCTTTACCTGGATTTGCTCTACGGATCATTTCAGCATAATCTTTAATAACACGAAGACTCCAGTCGGCTTCAATGATTTTTTCTTGTGATCTTTCCACGAGAGATCCTCCAATCCATTTATGTTCCATCCCGAATACTTTAGCGGCAATATTTAAACATTGTTCATAGTTAGCCAAACGATGATCCGCTTTATAGTCTGCTTTCCAATCTCCGGCTTGCACACGATTTAAGAACTTATGCAGGAAAACAAGTTGATGTGCCAACCAAGGAACACGCCCACCAAAATGAGCCAGCTGTGAAGCAACCCAACTACCATCATGTCCCGCACCCACAGCGCTCAATTCAAAAATTGCTGCCCGTTGGATAATGTCGGCATTAAAGAACGGTTGCTGAATAGCTGTCATCGCGAATACAGTGTTAACCGGCAATCTTTGCTGTCCAGAGGTAGTGTAGAGACGACGCATCTCCACGTGAGGCTTCGGTTCGGTAATGATACGGCACATTTCATCACTAAGGCGCTGACGTAATTCCTTGTTTGTAAACTGAACGTTATCGATAACATGTAACCCCCCAATATTGACGATTGACGCAAACCAGTCTCTAAGGTCTGATGGGATGTTACGAAGGAGAGGGGCCCCAGTTAGGATTGACAGCCTAAGCTCATATAATGATGACTTTCCCGAGCCTGCCTCACCAATTAAGAGCTCCGCGGGGAGTTGTGTCCCTCTCCAACGTAACAACCAAGGCGATATATAATAAAGCAAGGCAGCCATTGTAGCAACCTTATCATCGCCAACTAGATTAACGCTGTTCTTGAAAACGTGTAACCACCAACAGTCTATTTCGACTTTCATCTGCTTGGCTAGTTCGACTTCAAGTTCTTTAGCGTCGATTCCTTCAACTTGTTCCTGTTCAAATAAAAGACCGTAATTTCCATTAGTGAATACCTGGAAAGGTTTCTTTGCGTCTCCGGATACTACTATGAAATGACTGTCACTTATTTGTACGGCTATCTCGTCTGGACGATCGGGGTGTACGGTAACTACTTTATATGGAGATACCTCCTCAATTGGATCCTCGCCTGTAAATTGTGCTCCTAACCAGCTGAACACTCTTGTGTCTGCAGATGCGATACCATATTCCTGATAAAGGAAACGTCCAAACACACTCTCGTGGATCGGTTCATTCTGTTTCTGCATAAGCTGCACAGGCATTAACTTAAGTGATCGTTCATCGAAATAATACGGTAATGCTGAGGCTGCTGCTCGTAAACGTCTTCCACGTGCATCTAGTTCAGCCAATACTGTCAACGATACTTCTTGTACTTCTTTCCGACTTAAGTTTCCTGCTTGAAGTTTATTGTTGACAAGCGCGCGGGGATTAGGATGTCTAGGAAATGCACCCCGTTCAGCGAGCGCTGCGTAACAGAGACTTTCAAGTTCGGCAGCTTTATGTGTAAGGAGATAATCATCTAAACCTACTTTCTTGTCTTCAAATGGAAGGATTACTTGTCTCACGTTCTTAATCGGAATGCCCATATGTATAAACTGGTGTGCTAGCGTCGCAGCTGCACGTTGTACTTCCATCTTTAATCCGCCCTTTTCATCTGTGTCATATATAATGATGATAGGTAGATCAAGGCTTACAAGAGCATCCACAAGTGATTGCATACCCATTGCGAGCGAAAAGTCTTCGCGCATAGTAATATCGCCTGGAGGTAGTTTGGCGCGTATAGAACCAGACTCTTTTGTTGCATTATCTAGTTTTGTCTCAGGCGGTAAAATGATTGTTTTATTGCGCCAACTATCGACACCCCCCAAAGCGCAGCAAGGTATTCCATGACGGCAACAAGCAGCCGCCTTTTTCTCACCTTCCGTAAGCACGATAAAGGGCTTCTTCTTTGCCCGCTTACATGCTGCTAAGTGTGCTTCAAGTGTCTCTTTAAAATTCCGTGGGAAATATATATGGTTAGAAGTACCATGAACTTGTTTATATTTTAGTTCCTGTCCAAACAGCTTAACGCGATAGAACGGTAAACGATCTCCGTTCGGCTGGTAATAAGGGATAACATATCCCTGAGTGCTAGTAGGCACTCGTATAGCTGCTAATTCCGGTGATCCTGCTTCTTTGGCGCCCAAATCTTCAGGAGTAAGCCCAGAACGAGCAAGATCAGCTGTCATTGATCCTGCCATAAGTAACTCCCCCCTTATTAGGCTGGTAGTTTTATGCGTACATATGTAATATATCTTCCTGAAGGGCTTGTTGCGCTTATCTGATCTTGGATAAGCTCACCTTGGGCAATCATCTCCTCAACTACTGGTCTCCATACCTTTGGAGTAATTTGAGGCCCAATACCTGCTTGTAGCATAGTATGGGAAATGCAAGGATAGATTGTTAAAACGTGCTTAATTTTGTCTCTAAGTGGTTCGTTGACGTCAACTTCAATTTCTGCTTCTTCCATGAGTCTCTCCTTTCTGTCTTTCTTATTATAGTATATTAATAAAGGGAAATCAACAAGTTTTTATGGGGTGGGGCTACGACACGCTTCGGTCTATGGGCTTCGGGTTCTTAACCCGATTTGCCGATCTCTAGGCGAGCGTAGCCCCATAACTGGTGAGGGTCAGCGGCCCCTATAGTACAACGACTATAGACGCATGACCCTCATAACTTATTTTGCTACTGGTGTGAGAAATGGTTCGACAGGAACGTCGCTCCACATAATACCGATAATCTTGCCGCTTTGTTCGACGCGATATGCTTGCTGGAGAACACGATGCCCATCAATGTTCACTTCTTTCCAACGAAAAGCAGCTATTGGATATGCAGTCTTATCTCCTGGAGGATCAAGCTTAACCGTAGGTGGTTGGGCCGTCGCTGTTTGCTCAGGCTGCTTCTCTTGTGGAGGCTGCTGTGTCTCAGTGATCGGTGCTTCAGTCATTGGTTTATCCTTTGTGCGTTTTGTGTTATTGAGCGGTCTCATTTATCCCTCCAAGATTTTGCGTTCGCCTTCTAAGTCTCTATTTAATGCATGTTCTTGCGTGAACTGCCCCGGAAAGCGTTTGCGAAGCTTAGCAATGTTGATATCCATTGCTTCATCGAATGTGCTATCAACTGAGCGAAGGATAAGAGCTATATACCATAACAAGTCTCCTGCTTCCTCGATAACGTTTACTCTATCAATAGGTTTTCGATCAAGCATACTAGTAACGAGTGCTTGTAGCAATTCACTTGCTTCTCCTGTTACTCCGAGAATACCGTGAACAAGATCAGCTGAATAGTTACCATCAGCTTTTCCCTGAGCAAACAAAATCTCGTGCTTAATATTTGCAGGATCCTTAAGGCGTTCGATAATTGCAGGAATTACTACGTTTTCTGGTAAAGGTTTTCCATAAAATACCTTGCGCTTGAGATGATCAATTGCACTTCCAGAAAGAATTACACCTTCAAAAGCTACTGCGATGCAACGGCTAAAATTTTCTTCCATATCCGTATTAAACATTGGAGATACTGATCTTGCTGATTCTTGTAAGTATGTTTTGCTATCCATTTTACCAACCCTGATTTGTTTCCCGTGATTCGATGACCAGATTCTGCTTGGCTCGGTCAAACATGCCATTAACGTAGACTGTATAGTGCCCCTGAAAGATTTTACCTAATTGCTCCTCAGACACGAAGATGTCCTGATCAATAGTAGCCGTTTGATTGCTAATGTGCAGCTTCTGTTTGGGAGCTAGTTGGATAATAGGAGAACGTACAAGCTTGTACATATCTCTCTTGTACTCAGGTTTTACTACTTTACCATTCATGCACAAGCTCCTTAATACGCATCCGTAGTATTTGTGCCGCAGATACGTTTTTGCTTGCGAGGACTTTGTTTAAGGAAAAGAGTACATCCAATGTTGCCATTGATGCTGCCGTAAACAAATATGTAGGAGTTATGTTGCCGGTCTTATGATTTAAAATGGTCTCAAGAATCTTACTAAACACTGTATTAACAGCTTCGACCTTGAAAACCTTTAGTTCCGCAGCTTGACTATCGTTAAGTCCTTCAACGAACGCGTCCAAACTAGCCATGTGATAATACTCCTATTGCCAGAAAGATAATTGTGAACAGTAAGAACCCTTTTAGGAACGCCCATGCACATTTAAGCATTAAGCCACCCGTTTAGTTCTAATTACCGGAAATGTAGATGTTTGATACCATCCACGATTATAACACTCCTCCACTCCTATCTCTGCTTCAACTTTAGATGCACTGAGCGTAGTACGATCTTGGGTGGCAATCTCTGCACGGAATAAATCGCCAGCTACTGCCTTTTCCCCGTCAGGCAAGCGTCCCTTAAACGCTTCTTTAAAGAAGTTTTCCTTACGTTCTGCGAGTGCCTTCTCTTCACGTGCTTTACCCAGCTCGTCGACGAGATATCCTAAAGTTACCTGTGATGGCAGTTGGAATTCATTTTCTTCGCTCATTACTTATTTCCTTTCACTTCTGTTGGAGTATATACGATTTTGTTCAGATTATATTGCTCGACACGTTCGCCATTTTCAAAGAACACTAGTGCGTATTTAACATCATTACGTTCATGTACTTCGATCATAATGACTTTACTTTTGCCTACCTCATAAGCGAAATAGTCCTCTCCCTCTTCTGACGTAGAATGCCAGTTGTAATGTACTCTAGTTGCCCGTAGTATCATTACCGACTCCGAAGTTGTGACATAATATTGTTAGCGACTTCCCAGATTTGATTTTGTGTTCCCTGATTCATTGCTGCTACGGTTAATAGCGTTATGTTCTGAGCTGTCAAGAATTGACTAATTGCAGTCTGAATTACTTCTTTGTGCGTTTCAACATAGTCTACGATCGCCTTCTCAAGGATGGGTTTACCTGCTTTAGTGATTTCCTCGATGAACCAAGAAGGTAGTTCTTTGCGATCGTATCCACTACTTATGGTTCTAGGCTTAAAGAATGTTTCATCAACTGCCTTATCGAAGAGTGCCTTAACGACATCTTCAGGCAACATTTCACCAATGTCTTTACGGATCTTTTCGGAAACTCGTTCTTGGAAGGCTTGAAGTGGGGTTAGCTCGTTTGACATATGTACTCCTCATTCTCTTATTATATTATAGAATAAATTAAATTGCCTCAAGAGGCAAAATAAAATATTTTTAGGTCGTCATTAATCCTCTGGCGGAGTCTCGGTTGAAGTTGGATCAAATGTTCCGTTTACAGTTGATGCTATTGCCGCATCAATCCCTTGTTGTAGATTATCAATTACCTTGCTTAAATCATGCACATTAAAGGCTAAATCAGTGACGATCATGAGCAGAGCTATGATTATTCCGCAAAGACAAAGAGTGATGTCAAGGAGGTTCTGGAGCATCCAAAGTCTCATCATCGTCGTCAGCTTCTGTATCCTCGTTAGTGGTGTCATTCGTATTATCTCGATCGGTTCCATCTTGGTTCTCTTCTGGTTGTGGGTCGACACTTGCGTCTGTAGTTTCTTCCTCGTTTTCATCCTCAAAGGCACTCTTGAAGTCGGTAGGCATCCCTTTGAGATCACGGTATTTCATGTAAGCGAAGGAGGCTTCTCGGGCAGCAAGTTTAGATTCCTTGATCTCGCAAAGTCCTTTAAAGTCCTCTACAAGTCCACAGAATTGCGCGTGATCATATAGCATATTTTTAAGTGCCTGCTTACTGATGTACACTTTAGAAGCACTACTATGCATATCATCTAGGTTGCGATGCATCTCCTCAAACTGTTCTTGTGTTAATGCACATTCAAGCTCATGTCGCTTAGCCATCAATCTCCTCGCTCTCCAGCTCAAGTTCTATTGCTAATTTTTTAGTGTAAGGTTCTGCTTCATAGCTGTGCTGCGATTCGCACTCCTGTTGGAACTCTTGTTGAGCAGCTTCGTCTGCTTCTGCTTGACTTTCTGCCTCAATGATCTGGGATTCTTTACCAAAACCCACATCAATAGTAATTATATATTTGCTCATAGTTACTCCGTGAATTGTAGAAGGGTTTGAATGAGGTGATCATAATCGCTCTTACGACATTCATCGAGAACCTCGCTGATAGCAGGTTGATGCCATCCTTGTCGCCGAGCTGCTTGCTGGAATCCGCCCATAAGTGCAAAGGCATTACTATCTACTGACTGTAGATCGAAGCGGACTTTCTTTAAGGAACTAGCGAGGGGTAAGGCTAACTGGGACATAGTTATAGGTTTCCTTTCTGTTTGCTACGGCATCTTTGAGTGTTCTTCCGGTTGTTCCAACGTATGTTGTACCGTCTTTCATGTGTGCATAAGCTGTGAGGCCATCAATGTAACCTTGATCATAGGCACGCTGATCTATATTAGTCGCCATATTTCACCGATGTATAGTTGCAAAATGAACCGATTGTTCCAGCACTGTTATAGACGCGACAAACAACCCCATCGGTAAAGAACTTCATTGTACTATCTCCAATGAAAAGGTGTTTATGATCGTGCTGATCAACAACATTGATCCTTGTTTCGACTGCTGCGCGATTGTCTCTCCAGGTATTTGGTTTTGTCATGCTATTTGCTCCTGTGGTTGGTATGTTATTGTGCGCAACTCCTGTATCTGATTATCAATTTCCCTAAGTACAACATGGTGCTCAGCCATAATTCTACGCTTTCTGTCCTGCAGATAGATAATGGACTGAGTTGTAAGATCAAGTTCACATGGAGGTATTTTGAGAATCACTTCCTGTTCATAAAGCTTTATGTATTTGTGATATTCGTCACCATCAGGATAGCTCTCGGTAAGATCGAAACAATCAGTACGAACTTGACCATACGAATAAGAATCGGCCTTCACATCGATAGTGACGAAGAGTTTTGTTGTAATTGTGGTGGGTATTTCTGCTTGTTTCATGCTACTTGTTCCTTTGCTTTTGCAAGACATTCACGATAGTATTCCATTGCTCCTTGGCGTCCCCAACAATGCGCTGGAGCATAATTATAGAGCCAACAGACAATTGAGCGTAAGGAGGCGGCATTGAAATTGTCTGCGCGACCAAAAGCCTCTTTAAGGTCATTCTCAAGAACTGCTGTTAAGAAGCCTCCTACAGGCTGCCCATATTGGACGTAATCCAATAAGGCGTGTCGAGTATGTTCTGGAACATAGCTTTCAGGTGTTTCCATTGCGATCTCAAGTCTTTTCCGATCTAAATCGTTCATCATTTATGCCTCCACGGTTTGAGGTTGCGGATTCTTAATCCAATCGAGCACTGACTCGATATTTACTCCGTTCAACCGCTTGCTGATCTGTTGCGGTGTTTGTTTCATGGTGTGAAAGAGGTAATATGCCTTCTCTTCGGCCGTTGGAAGCTTTTCCAAGGTTTCATATTGAAGGCGGATTGATGGATCAACGGTTGTGATGAGGTTCTTGAAGCGAGTTTGGAAAGGTTTTCTAGACATGTTATCTCCTATTGTCATGGTTTCACTGGTATCACTCATTAATAATTAATCTTAGCATAAAGGTTCTCAGGTACTCAATGGTTAAAATGATTGTCGCCACATGGATTTAACTGTGCCATGAAAGATACATAAGTCCTTCCTCAGTTATACTATACATCGTGCTTTCCTTGCAACAATGTGTACAAGCAATTCGTCCCTCATTCTTAAGTTTGCCCTCTTTGATCATCTTGTGGATTTCAACCCCTATAGCATTGTTCTTAATTAGTTCTTCAGACGTTTCGTTTAACTTCTCCCAAAGCATGCTTGTTGACATTTGTCCGCGCTGCTTGGCAAAAATCTTTAGCATTTTGATCTTAGTGCTTTCATACATTATGCATTCACCCACACATGTGTTACCTGACGATGGGAACGTCTACGCGCTCTTTGCGACTTGCTTATCATGAAACGTCCGCTTCCAGTCTCAAGGCTGTAGTGGAAGCACCTATCAGTTTCCTTGTAGATAAGTCCTACTTCTTCAACACCATCATCTTTGCGTCGGACTTTTACGCGATCGCCAACCTTAAGTGCAAGCATTATATTTCTCCGTTAGTTTTTCCGAAATTAACATGTCGTTTAGAGTGAACCATTTAGGCACAAGGAAAAGACTTCCCTTATAGCGAACTATCTTTGTATTCCTCATGATGTTCGTGTTTCATGTGCATAAATATATCCAAGCTCTTTTCTGTCTCTGGTTGGAGCTACTATAACAACGCCTGTTATTTCTCCCTCATAGGCATAACAATTGGCATCAGGAGGATACTTCGATAGGGCATCTATCATTTCTTGAACTGTTATCATATCTTATCACTACCTCCAACGACCCGCCAAATTTGTTTGATGGTTCGACGTAGTCCGCCTGTTTTGGGACCACGAGGATCATACAGTATCCCATGATCTAGTACAAAGAGGTGATCAAATGTTCCTAGGAGAAATAACCCTTTAGGGTATTTTTTAATTACCTTGCGCAACTCTATAGGTTCGGTAGGCTCTAAACGTAAACGTAGTCCAAGTAGTCCTGCAGCGTTTCTCCATTCAGTATCTTCCATACCTCGTTTTTCTGTAAATCCGTACGACTTACACGCACGTAACACTGCAAACTCATCTATACCAACAGCATAGTGCAGTGCGCACACAACACAGGCACCTTCAATGGTATGTATTTTAGGTCTTTTCATTTGATGTGTCCGCCAATATTTGTGCACGCATCTCTTGCTCATGTTGATCAGCTGCAGCTTGTGCCAATGCAATAACGCAGTCATAAAAGTCATCTGGCATTTTAACTTGAACAACTGCCTCACCAGCTGGTTTTAATAGTATATATGCACGACAAATTTTCTTTGTCTTGTCACCATCGAAATGGAACATGAGCTGTTTAATGTGAGCCATTACTTCAACTCCTCACCTGCCGGCGCGGGAGCGAAGGTGCTGCCACCAAGCGCACGGGCCGGCAGGACAAGCGATAGTCGTCCTTAGGGAACCAACCCTCGCTACCACCCGAGAAGCGGACACCAAGCACGTCGGACGAGTTGTCACGGTCCTCCGTGGACGACCAGTACCAGCAAGGAAAATCGGAACCGCCCCTTTCTGCCGTGCAGAACCCTCCAAACCGGTCTTTATTTATATACATCAACCGCAATTCATTAAGTGTCGGTATGTACCAACCATCACCAAGGTTTTTAACCGCTTCCACGGCATCAAGATACGTCATGGTTTCCGGCAGGTCTTTTGGGTAGACATCGAACGGTAGGCCGAAGTCACCGTATGCAACCTTTGACACCTGCGCAATATCTGTTTCCTGAGAGCATATCCATTGGTAGATGTAATCAAGTTTTTCGCTGTCGTTCATTTTAATTCTTTCTGTCTAGCTACCTCAAGTGCATCAGAGGCCTTCTCTAAGGCGGCCTTAAATGGAGCGAGCACTTTAGTTCGACCGCAATCTCTCCACATAGCCCACAAGAGTATGTCGAAATTATCGGTAAGTTTTCGTTTACGTGCCTTTTTCATGCTTCTTCCTTTATAGGTTTAATACAATCATCAAGAGAAACGCCTTCCTCAAGTGGTCTCACTAATTTAACCTTACGAGGCTTACTTGCTAGGTTCTCTCCAAGATAGTACCATTCGCGTCCACACTTAGTGCACGCCTCGAAGACACCCTTAATTATCTCCTTTAATTCGGTATTGTCCATTGGACATTGCATGTTGGGCGCCGCTTGCGGTTGTTCTGGCGGAGATGTGGTGGTAGTTGTCGTTGCGTTGCGTTGCGTTGGTTGTCCATTATGTCCCCAATAAGTCAGATATCTGTTTCTCGTGCTCACGGAGCCATTCAATTAGGTTCCTATAATTGACAACTGCTCCAAAATGATTCTCTCCGGATGCAG